ATGAACTTAAAAGGATTCAAGCGAGGTATTGCAACACGGCTGATTGGTAATCGAGCGGTAGCGTTAAACTTCACGTAACCAAAAATCTTGTCGGTGTATTCTGTAACACTAAATACTTGATTAACAGCACCAGGGTCTACGAGCAAAAATTGTTGTCCGAGTTGAGGAAGTCCAGAGAATGTTCGATGCATGATAAAATTTTTCATATCCGTACGGAACAAACCGTGCGCATTATCGTATTTGGCAACATATTCATACCAGGGTCTCTGATAACCGAATGTCTTATTCATCTCATCCATATTTGAGATATCAAAATTCAACGGGCAAATTTCTTTATAAGTAATCGGCTGAAAACCGATACGATCAAATTCTGGTTGATAATGGTCCAATACTCCATTATACGTAAAATCCTTAGGTAACAACTGTGAATAGATAGGCACAGGGGTAACAGTCAACAAACCAATAATATACGATTCCTCATCACAGAATACCTCAATATTATTAGAAGTAGAACCATAAACACCAGCAATACCAGTTTTAGAACCAAGAGCTTCAGCATATTGTCCTTGAGAAGTAGAGCTTTGTTGGTCAACAGTTTGTTCAACAGTACGCATAGACAACTCACGAGAGATACCACCAATAAATTCGGGCATGAGAAGTTCATCAAAACGTATGTCGATGTCCCAACGACCTTGCATAATTTGTTTATATGAAAATCCTTTACGCATATTAAGCTCCAAGAATTTTTGGTAAGCGTTAACATAACGGAGAGTCTCAATTGTGAAACCTGAACCCTGTTCAGTAGTAAGAGCAGCCAATTCAGCATAAGAATTGATAGCGGTCACAGGAGTTTTATCCGAAACAGGGTCATAATCAACACCTACAAGCCGCTCGCCATCTTCAGATACTTTATAAGAGACACCATATTTAGAACCGTCTTCGTCAATAAGGACGGTTTGTTTTTGAACAGAGTAAGTACCATCGTCAGAGCGAGTAACAACATCACCTACAGTAAGTCCAACAAGAGGAGCGTTCGCACCCTGTTGAGGGTTAGGTACGGCAGTAGTCAAGAAATCACGCTCCCAATTACACTGATGTAATTCATATAGCGTTTCATCAGCGCCACCTTTCATTGTCGGAAGCCATTTGTTATAAACTGGACGACCATTAACTACAAATGGATTGTTACGGATATCACGATAATAAGCATTATACACAGATTCGTAAGCGCGAAAACGATAAGCAAGCAAACGAGGATAAGACTTGGTACCAAGCTCCTGAGTTTTAAACGGAAAACTATCAAAAGTAATTTCAGTTTCCACGGGAGACTCATAAAAAGTAAGAGCAGATAACGCCAATTCAGAAGACGAAGGCATGTCCGCAGAAGAAAGCAAAACATAAAAATCCAGTCCGTCGGCATCAGCGGCCTGATCGCTAAAAATATCAGACAAATTACCTAAAGGAACAACTATACGGGAAAGAGTATCCTTAGTATTCACAGGAATATTAAACTCCCAAGTACGAATAGAAGTATCACCAGGAGTAATACCGACAAGAAGACCGTGAGAAATATAATCACGATTAGTATTATTAAGAAGATAAAACTCAACATTGGTATTTTTATAACGCTGAATTTTAACAGGGGATGAAGTCTTTAAAAGAACAGTAGAAGACCTATTAAGATAATTATCAGTGCAGGAAACACCAGGAATAGTGGATATAGTCTTATTAAAACTAAGGTTAGAGACAATAGCATCCCAACTATAAGAAGGAGACACCAATGCAATTTTCTTAGAAGAAGAACAAGAAACCATAGACATGATTACATTCGTAGAAGAAGCAAAATAAGACTTACGAGTAGGTACACCAAGATAATCACCAAGAGAACCAGTAGTAAACATCTTAGGAAACGTTATTTCAGAACAATTAATATAAGGCTCCTCCAAATCATCACGAAAATTAGAAATGAAATCAGAGTAATCTTCCCACATCGAACGAAGAGTAACCTTAAAGAAATTTAGACGAGCAAACATACGGGTCTGAACAGGAAAGACCATAGGCATAAGTTCAAGACCAAACTCAGGGTTAATACGAAGTGAGCCTTTTGCAGGAACAAGCTCACAGAATACAGGAGTAATACGACCAAAATTAGTAGTCAAATTATTCACATGAGACCAATCAAACGAATTTACATCAATACGGTTATTCGCATCAAATGTAGCGTCAAAAATGTTTTGTGCCATTTAAAATTGTGGTTTAATAGTTATAGAATCTACCTTTTGTTGGGTAGTTTGTTTAGAATCCTGTTTTGAATTAGAATTTTTCCAAAACACAGACATAGACGCAGTACAAGACTGTACTGTAAGAGCAGTAATCACACCAATAATAAATGTGGAAATCAACTTAACCAAGTCTATCCACTGATTAGGAGTAATTTTCATAATTTTTCAAGAATTAGTAAAACATCATATCCAACATTAGCTAATTGTAATTGTCTCCGATAACGTTCAGCAGTTGAAGGACGGTTAAAAATACCGAGATTTATATTAAACTCCTCTTGAAGGGTTTCTCTTTTAATAAATTTTATCCTAGCTTTATACATATTAAAACATTTCCTTAAAGAATGAAACATGAAACACATTTTGAGCATTAGACAAACGACGAGCGTAAGCACGAGCATTATCAATAGACATTTGTGTCTTTTTACGATATTCATGAGGCTTGAGGTGACCCGTTTGAGGATCACGCCAAGCAATTTCAAAAATAAATGTATATTTATTCTGCATATCCAACACACTTTAAAGAACCATACGAGTAACCAGAATTGCAAAGATATTCCATAAGAGCAATACGATATTCCTTAATGTTCTCCATGATTGTCAACAGACATTCAGAAGTATTAAAAAAAACAGGTAAATTACGACCATCAGTAAGACGAACAACAAAGAGAATAATATCATCCATAGAACTAAGACAATTTTGTTTGGCAACTTTTAAATCTAATGTAAACATAAGTTAAAATTTTAAAGGGTTACTATTTCTTTTTCTTACACTACAAAGATAAGGATTCTTTTGTTAATAAAATGTTAATTGATAGTTAAATCTAGTTTAAATTTTCTCTTTTCTATAATGTTTATTCATTTTCTCACGAACATCGTATGAAGCTTTCTTAAGGTTAAGTTCTTCACGCATAGCCATACGAGCGTTAATAGCAGTTTGTTGGAGAATATTCATTTGTAAAGATTTTTCATGTTTCAGGACTTGAGAAGAATCAAAAAACACAAGAGCCGTCGAAAGACAATCGAGCGCACAAGAAAATGCTTTATAATATAAGTCCTCATAAACAGTTTGTGAACAGAATTGAGGAAGATAATAATTTATAAATGAGTCATTTATGATAGTTTTGGAAGGATTGTAATAAGGTGTTTTACCAGTCATACGGACGAGATAAAGATATTCCTTAGGATAAGTGAATTTAAAGAGAAGTTTATATTGCTTATGAAGATAGCGGGCAATTTCAAACCAGCGAACAGTATCCTTGAAGTATTTAATAAAATTAGGGTCATAGCACATTGAGGTAGACGGCATAAATTTCATACGATAATAGCGAGGTAACATAGTAGTAAGAGACTGACCAGTGTATATATTGATAACAGACATATCACAAGTATCAGGCTGTTGTTCATAAAATGCACGAAGTTGTTCGGCATAAGCAGAACCAATACCTCCATTTTTACGAGAAGCGAGCATGAATGTAGGATTCATACCTTCAGGGGCAAGCTCACGCTTACCCATATATTTCATGACATAATTGATACCACCATTGATAACAGGAACACAATAAGCAAAACCAATAGACCTAGTAACAGGTGACCCATCAGGATTGTACTCACCAGTAGGACGACGCCAGCAGCTCTCAATGAGCGTAAGCCGCGAGTAAGCCGACTCGAAGTTATCAGGGAAATTCCATAGTATAATATGATAGTGAGGACGTTTAGACCAATGTCCATATTCAGAAACTGCAATATAGCGAAGATTATGAGAAATACCACGTCTATCCAATTTGGTACGAAGGCGTTTAAAAAAGAGTTGAATCTCTTCTGGGAATACTCCGTTTTTCGGTAAGTGTTCATTGTTATAAGTAAGAGTTATAAAGTAAGCTTGTTTATTAGAAGTGTAAGATTCACAGAGAGCACGAAAAGACCATTGTTGAGCCTTCTTTTCATTACATAGAGGGCATTTGTGACAAGGAACGATAAGAAACATAGGAAATGTTTCACCAGTAGCGGGGTTTACAATAGTATATTTATCAATATTATTTTTATTGACATGATTTTTATTGACATGAAGCACAGAACCGTGATATACACCAGATGGCATTGTAAATGTGCGGTACTTTTGAACCAACTTAGAAGCGTGAGGATGCCAAATCACTTTCGGGTTTTCACAATAGATATTATTCATATTTTTAAAAAAATTTTTCCCGCTTCGCGGGAATTTAAGATACTATAGCGGACGGAAGCCGCACTTTGGGCAAATCGTAACTTTTCCGATGGAAATAATCAAAGATTAGAAGGTGTGTCAGTTACTACATATTTATCAAG